ATCGTATGTCTTTGAATAAGCCATAATAGAATTATAGTTGACTTAAACCAGGACATAAGGTAATGGGTTTTCTTGATGAATTCATGGGAAATAACAGCACGTTAAAAGAACGAATGCTGACCATTGATAGTTTCGGACAGCCTTTAGATAACGAGGCTAATGATGTCCCCCTTTACGATCAATACAACACTGGTTTAGCTGCAACGCAGCAAAATATGTCGGATCGTATTAATCTAAGTATTGATCCACGAGCACAACCCCGATGCGGACTAACGGGCACAATTCCAAGCGCGGAACAAGGAATGATGCACGGAGCGGAGCCACAGCCACGGCAACTCGTAGTGGACATGGGGCAGCTGTCTCCGGAGGAGCAGGAAGTAGCAATGAACCGTCAACGGAAACCTTTAGCAGGTCTGAACCGGTAGTGGATATTTTTGAACCAATCGAAGAAGCAATAACGGATTGTCCAGGGGGTATTTGTCCTGTCCCCTGGGCAACCGATACAAGTGGCGATGATTTAATTCCAACGCCAAAAGAAGATTTAGTTAACCGTCCTCCTCATTACACGCATGGAGGTAGTGTGGAATGTATCGAAGCGATTGAATCACAGCTAACGCCAGAAGAATATAGAGGATTCCTGAAAGGACAAATAGCCAAGTATGTTTGGCGTGAAAAGCATAAAGGGGGTAAGCAGTCTCTAGAGAAGGCTCAGTGGTACTTAACTCGGTTGATTGATCAGTCTCTTTGACGCCAGTCATCAGTCTTCTCTTGGCTGAACCATTCGACAATGTCATCCGCACCACTAAACCTGGTGCGGTGATTACTAGGGTCTGGATCTCCCAGGTCCATGGAATTCATAAAGCTGTCTAAACTACCCTCTTGCATGTCTGGGTTGTTTGCGACTCGCCTCGCTTTGCGAAGCATTTCATTAGCTGAGCGATTAGCTTTTCCAAGCTTGTCGGCCCAGATCATGTCAGAGAGTTGGACTTCCTCTCCTTTGGCGATACGGCTGCAGATAAACTCCAGACGCAGACGGTATTCAGTTGACAGCATGACCTCAAAGTTTATGTTCAGCCGAAGAAAGGATGTTCACCCTCATCTTCTTCATCGAGTTCCTGGGTCATCATGGTGATGGCTAGTTGGGTAAGTTCTAAGTCAGTAGGGATATCAAATTCCAGTTCAATCTCTTCGGACTGAAGAAGGTCTTTAACGGCCTGAAGTTCCAGCATACGCTGGTGATAAAGGTTAAGCAGGGCAGTTTGCAACTGGTCCCACGTCATTTCTTGTGCTGCTAATTCAGCCTTTCTCATGGAAAGCTGTAAATGTAGCGGCATATCCATCTCTTTAAGTGACGCGAAATCTTCCATTTCGATTGCCGTTATTGGATTAATTCTACTCCCAAGAACTAAAGATGTCCCTTAATTCTTGCTCGTCTAGATCAGTGACTGACTCGTCTATGCAAAAAGAATTAGCAAATTCACTTAAAGCGTAAGGGTTGATACGTGCTTCTAACTCTCTAATTGCACGCACTTGGTGCGGAGCAGCTGAGTAGTTGCGAAACGCTTTCAACATAATTTCTTCTGAGGTCCAGGCATCTCCTTCTAGATCCCGAAGAAATAACTTGGTTTCTTGCCTCCTACGATCCAGTAGACCCCCAATTACTTGGTGATTGCTGTCGAAGATCCAACGGTTGATTTCTTCTGTTACAGCGTGATAATCATTGGCTTCTAGATGGTCAATCAGTTCACTGTACAAAAAAGCTTCCCAGCCAACTGAATGGATAAAAGAGATCATAGCCTCTTTCATTGAGTCAAGAAGCCCAAGGTTTAGCTTGTCTAACTCGTGGGCAATGACATTGATTTCTTTAAGGACATACTCCAGAGCCTTTCTCTGCGTGCACATATGCCCTTGTTTGACCTCAGAACCATCTGGGTAGTACGTGGTTCCGTAGCCAATGGTGTAGGGTGCTCCCCCAGTGTCTGGATCCGGGTATGCTTTTTCACTAAAACCCTCAAAGGTTTTAATAATGGTAAGCGCATTTTTATAAGGATACATTTACCACTAGGGGGCAGATCTTAATACTATATATTATTTTCCTTGTCCACGACTCTTTTTACGACCGTGATTTGGCTTGGAATGTTTGCCCTGTCCCTGCTTAGTTTTTTTGGGAGTGCCAACAACGTAGCCGCCACCTTTTTTCATTCGTCTAAAGAAGCTTCAGCCAATATACTAAACAAAAAATATTTTAATTGCCGCATTTGTACTTGTTCTTCTGCTGGCCGAGCTGGAGATCCAGGCCAAGCATTAATGGCATCACAGACTGCCGTGTATAAAGTACGGCAATCAGCAACTGACATCTCCAGTTCTACAGTCACCATTTAACTTTGTGACTCCAATAACGTGCACTCATCTTACTTGGGTTGCTATCTTGTGCATTATGTCGTGCATAATATGACTTCTTACGTGCTTTGTCTTTGGCTGAACGGGGTTTCTTCCCAGCACCCTTTACGCCCTGTTGACCGAATCGAACGATCTTTTCTTTCCCTCCTTCGCAAGCTTTTACGACGTGGGACTTAGTTGCATGTCCAGGTGTCTTGCGTGGTTTATTGCAAGCCATCTTATCTTTATGTAGCTTGGCAGCTTTGGCTGCTTTTTTTCTTTTCTCAGCCATCGTCTAACGACACCTCTTACTATTTTATTTGAAGAAACTTGTGAAATCGTCAATAAAACCACGGCCTGTATCAGACGCATAGTCTTTGTCATAATCACGTTCATCAGAAAACAAATCAAAATAACTAGGTTCTTGTTCTGGTTTATCTTCTGGTTTATTACCAAAAACATCTTCATCTCCATCGCCCAAGAAACCACCTAATGCACCAAGTGCCTCAAAAGGATCACTCATATCACCAACGTCAAGAGTTAATCCACCCATGCCTTGGGTAATTAGATTTAAATCATTGCGATCGGCATCAGGCATAAACGTTTCATAAAACTCTTCTTGAGTACCTGCATAGCCAGCATTTTGAAACGTTTTAAATAAAGCATCGGCATCTGGATCATCAGTTGGCTTAAAGTCTTCATCTCTTTCGATGTACTCCACACCAAGACGTTTCTGCGTAGGTTTCTTACGCTTTTGGTTTAAATACTTAATACCTTCACGAATTTCTTTTGCTGCTCCTGTTCTGACACTATCAATAATAATTTCTTTAACTTCATCCAGAGATGCAGTCGTTTCATCAAGACCATACATCTCTAAAATCTTTTGCCATTCTTCTTCGTTTTCTAATGGGTCAATGCCTTCTAAGATTTCATCAGCAAACTCAGCTGGCGTAACAAAAGCAAGGAAAGGTGAGTCACCAAAATTAGCATCTGCATCTTTTACAGCAGACAAAACATTATTGTTTACAAAATCTTCAACGTCACTATCAGTAACAACATCTCGTGCTGGGTCATACCCACGTCCTCTACCAATGTTGTCGTAATGTAGTTCGGCAAAAGAAGTTTTATCGTTTAAATCTAATCCATAATAATAAGCAAGTTCTCCCCACGTAACACTCGTTTTACCGCCTGCAAGACCGAAATCAGCAGCTTCTTGTTCCGTCATCGAATAAGCAATAGCATTGGGATTAGCTTTTGCAGCTGCCCAATCCTCTTCAAAACCTTTCTTTTGTTCTTGATATCTAAGTGTTTTATCCTCGTTTACTGTGCCGTATTTACTTTGCGTAGGGTCAGCATAGAAGTCAGCATTAAACGTCTTTGTATCGTATCCAGAACCGCTTTCAAGGTCTGCATAAAAAGCTTCAGCACGCAATGCAGCTACATCGCGCAATGCGTTAACTGATGATTGTGTTTGGAAAATATTCTGCTCTGTTTCCTTATCAATAGTGTCAATGTAACTAATAAATTCATCCATCGATTTGGATTCATCAAATCGTGGTTTTACATAGTTATCAATAAAGTTCTTTTTAAAATCTTGTTCTAATTGATATACAGTTGTTCTTTCATCTCCAATTTCTACTTCGCCTGTTTCTTCGTTGTAGCTAACACCATAACCCTTGGTACTACTTTGTTCTTCTAGGTTTTTAATAAGTGTATCGTTATACCATTTCTGCCAGTTGTATTCAGCACTGCCAAAATTAACACCAGTTACTCCTCCTAATTGCTCTTCAAGATTGTCTTCTAGTTCTGATGTGTTTGTACCCATCATTCCTAATAGGCCACCTACTCCTGAGTCCCCTAAGATTGAATTACTCAATGAAGCATTAATATTAAAAATTTCACTAAAACCTGGAAGACCTTTGTAAATATCTAGTTCTCTTTCTTGGGCTTTTGCTTTATTTAATTCATCAATCGTAGCTTTCATCATGTCAAGGCCTAAGCCTTTAAATCTGTCTTGTTCTGTTAATTCCTCTTGGAGGATTTCTTTACCAACAATTTTTTCTAATGTGCCGCCAGTTGCGTCTTCCCAATCAACTGTACGGATTGTTTGTCCACCTGATTCACGCGTACCTGTTAAACCAAGTTGATTATCACGAATATTTTGGCGTTCAGCATCTGTAAAGTTCTTATTCCAGTTTTCTTCATAAGCATCTGTATTAGCAGTAGCTTCTGGTCTATTACCACGATAACCAGCAGATTTTCCTGAAACACTATAATTATTCCAGGCGTAGTTTCCTACATCTCCATAGCGGACTGTGATATCTAAATCATCACCTGAAGAGGTATAAATGTTATAAGGTTTTTCTGCAGCATCCCATTTTTCTTTAAGATTCTGATTACCTTCATTTTCATTTAAATAATAAGTAGCATCAAAACCACCAACGGGAGGATTAATTCCTTGGCTTTTATTATCCCAAGGTGTTACTCTGTCTTTTGCATAATAAGTACGATAACTACCTATTAAACCGCCATTTCCTTTAAAATTTCCTGATGGATCAAGCGTGCTTCCTACTGGACCACCAAATATTAAAGTTTCTCTTTCTGCTGCTGTAATAACGCCATTTTTTTCTAAAGAAACAAGGTATTCACTTTGTCCACCTGGATTACTGTTTAGAATCTTTTCTCTATTTTGCATATATTTTCCGCTCGGTGTTCCTTTTGCCCAGCGAACAGCAGCATCGCTCCACCTATTTAATGCATCGTTTTTTGTATATAATTTATCTCCTGCTGCGTTAGCAGAATCAGCAGCTGCTTGCATTAAACCAAGGCGTTGGTTTGGTTCTGTACCAGTATTCCAAGCATTGTTGTCTGCATTTGTTTTTACATTTTCAGCTCGTTTAGCTTTAGCTTCTTCATTTTTGGTGTAATTATCTTTTAATTTTTGACCTAAGTCGCTTAATGTTGATTTATTCCCATTCCATTTAAAACCACGATCATTAGCCCAATCTTCTAACTGCTGATTAATTTCTCCTTTGTTACCTTTAATTGTTTTACATTTCCATTCACTACCATCGTTGCATTCTTTTTTGTCAACTTTAATAACTTTTCCGTCTTGAACTTTTACTGAAACTTGTCTTTGATATTCACGATCAATCTTTCCCCATTCTTCATCATAATCAGTTTTTCTTAAAGGAAAATTAGCAGAATATTCTGAACCTTGATAGGGATTATTCCCTGATCGACGCATGCTCGTATCAAGGCTTAGCTTTTGCCAACCTTCTGCTGTATATGTTGCCATCTCAAGCTACGCCGAGTTCCATGGGGTGGTAGTAGCTGTCATCAGCTATAAACTCTATTTTATCTCCTTTTGTCCAGGCAATAATGAGTTCAAAGTTTTTTTCGCAAAAGAAAGTTTGTTTACGATACCAAACCTCCATATCTTCGGAACCTTTATGTCCGTTACAACTAAGGCAAGCAGGTACAAGATTAAACCAAGCACTAGAGCCAGACTTAAACTTTGGAATAATGTGATCAAGACTAGTAGCGTGATCACCACAATACGCGCAATTGTGATCCCAAGCTTCGTAAATACACTGTCTAAATCGTCTTTTGGCTAGTCGCGGGGTTAGTTCAATGAGCAGGACGAGAGGTTCGTTCTCCGTTCTGAACATGTTTTTCTAGCCGTTATCTTATTCTATGTCAGCTAAATATCACAAAACTTAAACCTGTTGAAGACGGTGTTAAATACCCCTTGACTTTTCAACACACAAATGTACTTTAAATATGTAAACGCACTTAGCCAATGGCTTCCAGCTGGCAACCCATTCACCGAGCCGTCAAGATGCTCGAACTGGATCGCAAAGATCTCTATCGCATGCGCGACAGTGGAGACCTCAAACTTGGGAAGCATTATGGCGCAGGACCCATGACTAGGTCAAGGGATTCCTACTACTGGAATGTGCCTCTTATGAAAAAGGCACTCAAGCAAATGCAAGAGACTCAAAGCGTTTCTGTCGCTTGAGGGGGGTGTAATAGACTTTTCGGACTTTATGAGCGAGAAGCAAACCTTCGACTGAGAGGTTAATCTTCTCATCGTTGAGGGCTTTGTCTAGTCGAGTAACGAGGGGATTCCAACGGCTCTTCCTGGTGAAGGGCTGTTTTTCTTTAAGCTGAAAGATAAAAACCCACTGTGGGTGCAGCGGGTGAATAGGACGTTTCTTCGATTGT